GGAAAGTATCTATGTGGTCTATTGTCGATTGGAGAACGGTACCAAACATACATCTCTTCACTACCCCATTCAAGTATTCTTTCATTATTATCACAGTAAACCATGAATTTTCTTTCCCAAAGTGATCTATAAACTATGTTTGTAGGATTCCCTTTATACTTGCGAGGATAAGATGGTTGATATTTACCCTTGTAAGACATCTAAATAATAATAAGACAAGTTTTAGGTATTTAGAGTGGTAAGACCCCGTAGAATAGCAGATTTTAAACCCACTTTTACAAATTTAGCACAAACATCACATTATCAGTTGATATTTGGAGGACTTCCACTTGGATTGAGGCAGCATTTGAATGTAAGAGGTTTGGATTATAGATTTATAACAGAGACATCAGGATTGCTATGTAGTAATGCTTCATTACCAGGTGCATCATTGGCAACTGCTGATGTGATTGGTAATTATACTGGTGTAGCAGAGAAGATGGCTCATACTAAGATATTTAATAAAATTAATTTAGAATTTTATGTTGATAATGAATATAAGAGTCTTAAATTTTTAGAACATTGGATAGAGTTTATTGCAAATGGATCAGGTGAGGATCAATCTAGAAAAGATTATTATTTTAGAATGGAATATCCTGATGATTACAAAACTTATGAAACTAAGATAATTAAGTTTGATAGGGATTATAATGAGGAGATGCAGTATAATTTTTATGGTATGTTCCCACAGGCAATAAATTCTACTCCTGTTAAATATGAAGGATCTGAAGTATTGAAAGCATCTGCAATCTTTACTTTTGATAGGTACTCTGCTGGTAAGTTTTCCAGTTATGATAGGTATAGAGGATCCTATAACAATAGAAAAGAAAATGAACCAAAATCAAAACCAAATAACACTGGTCTTTTTGGTGCAGAGATTATTGATACTAGTGATTTAAATGTATCATTTACACCAGACTCATCAGGATCAGGATCAGCAGATAGTGGATACTTTTCTGTGAACTAGTTCTACTTTTACCGACTATATAATATACAAATTTGTAATATATCATGCCTTTACCAAAGATTAGTACCCCGACATATGAGTTGGAAATTCCGTCAACCAAGAAAAAGATAAGATATAGACCTTTTTTAGTTAAAGAAGAAAAGATACTTATTATTGCTATGGAGAGTCAATCTGACACTGAGATTGCAAATGCAGTAAAAGATGTATTATCCACCTGCATACTAACAAGAGGTGTAAAAGTTGATACCCTATCTACATTTGATATTGAATACCTCTTTTTAAACATCAGAGGTAAATCAGTTGGTGAAGATGTAGAAGTCATGGTCACTTGCCCTGATGATAATAAAACTAAAGTGCCTATTCGTGTAAATCTTGATGATATAAAAATTATCACATCTGATGATCATAAAAAAGATATAAAGTTAGATGATCAAATTATGATGAGGATGAAGTATCCTTCAATTAATCAATTTATTAAATCTAATTTTACAACAAGTGATATAAAACCCGAAGATACTTTTGATTTAATCATATCCTGTATTGAACAAGTTTACAATGAAGAAGAGTCTTGGTCTACCTCTGACTGTACCAAGGAGGAAATGAATGACTTTTTAGATCAACTTAATTCTAATCAATTTAAAGAGATTGAAAAATTCTTTGAAACAATGCCTAAGTTATCTCATACACTAAAAGTCAAAAATCCAAATACAAATGTTGATAATTCTATAAAACTGGAGGGACTTTCCGCTTTTTTCGCATAAGTATGGCTCATGAAGATCTTGAGTCATACTTTAAAACGAATTTTGCCTTGATGCAACACCATAAATATAGTTTGACAGAGCTTGAAAATATGATTCCTTGGGAGAGAGAAGTTTATCTTACTCTACTTCAACAGTACATTGAGGAAGAAAATCTGAAAGCACAACAGGAACAAGGTCTAAATGGATGAAGATCAAGTAAATGAACAACAGGATACTAACAATCCTGAACGTCAAGAAGTTACTTTTAAACAAGCAGAACAAGATGAAACTCCCAGTAGAGGTATGTTTTCTGCTGTTCGTAAAGCAGACCCTGTAAATCTTTATTCATTCTTAGGAAAACAGAATGATGATGTAAACGAAAGAATAACTGGATTAGAATCTCAGATAGTTACTTTAAATAATAATAATACACAACAGAGAACGAACTTTGAAAAAAATATAATCTCCATAAACACTTCACTCCTTACGCTTCAACAAGGATTGAAAGTAGTGTCAGATAAGTTAGAACTATCAGATTCTCTTAGAAAGATTAGAGATGCAAATGATTTAAAAAGAGAACAGCAACTGGCTGAACAGCAATTAAGAGAAGGAAAAGAAAGTTTAGTAGAGAAAAAAATGCAGGCTACGCTAGCTGCTCCTCTACAAAAAATAGGTGCGAAAGCACAATCAGTGTTGGGTGGTTTATTGAAGTTTTTCAATACTATACTACTTGGTATTATAGGTACAAGAGGTATACAGGTCATAGGTGAATTGATAAAAGGTAATAAAGATACGATGGAGATGATAAAGAGTAAAATTGTAAAGGAACTGGGTGTAGCAACGGGTATATTTTTAGCTATAAATGGTGGACTTGCTATCGCATTGAGATCTGTAATTAGGTTGACTGGATTTATTGGAAGAATCGCTTTTACTAATTTACTTGCTAGACCACTTAGAAGAATATTTGAATTAGCAGCACAAGGTTCATTCTTAAGAGGAGCAAGATCAGGACCTAATGGTTCATTTATACTTCCACAGAATCAAAAAAGTCGAGGAAGGGTAAAGGGTAATAACAAATCTATCACTAGAAATATTGGTTCAACAAGTGCTGGTATCGTTGATAGAAGATTTGCTCAAGGTGCTGGTGTTGCAACAGGTGTTTTAAGCTTTCTAGAATCTATGGCAAGTGGAGAGGGTTTTCTTCAGTCTGCAACTCGTGGTACATTACAAGCTGGTGCTGTGATTTCAACTCTTGCATTAACAAGAAATTTAAATGCAGCACTTAAAGTTGGTGCTTTGTTCGGAGTATCATATGGTGCTGATAGGATTACCGATTTCATATTTCAAGGGAATGAAATGTCTAATATACAATCACAAGTTCAAAATAGGCAACTTCAGTTAAGAGAACAAGCAAATAATGTTACTGTTGTTGGTGATAATACTGATGAAACAAATGTTACTGGATCTACTCAAGTAAGTGATGCATCTGCACTATTGGTAGTTCCAAGTGGAAATACAGATAATCCATATCTTATGAATTCATACATGCAATATAACGTGGTGGTATAATGAAAATATCTGCAATCAATCTTTCAAATATTAATAAAGCAGTTACAGGTGTCACTGAAACTGTTCGCAAGTCAAAATCACTTATTGATGATATATCAGAAAAAATAGGTAAAACAAATGAAAGAATAAAAACTAAAATATCAGACTCAGCGAAAGTTTTTCAGAGAAGACAACAAGCAATCAGAAGAAAGGTTAGAGAGGATCTTATTGAAGCTTCAGGTCTAGGTGGTGCTTTGAAACGAGCAAATAAAGTTGCATCGACCAGTACAAGAGGATTTTTGGGTAGAATATTAGATTTTGTAGGAACAATACTAGTAGGGTGGGCAATAGTAAATATTCCAAAAATTGTGAAACTTGCTGAAAATTTGATGAAAAGGTTGAATAAGTTTTTCAAAATCATTACTGGATTCACAAATGGTTTGACTGAATTCTTCAATAAATTTACTGCAGAACTTAGTGTGATCGCATCTAGTTTAAGTCAAATAGATCTTAAAGGTATTGGTGATCAGATGACGAATATAGTTACTCGATTACAAAAAGCATTTAAAAGAATGGAGAGTAATTTTATAAGAGAAGTGCTAGGTTTCTCAAAGATGAGTGATAAAGATTTGATAAAAAATTTTGGTACGGATGTTGATGAAGTTGTAAAAAAAGAAGTAGAAAAAAATGTAGATGAACAAATATCTGAAGATATTTTTGAAAATTTACCTGAGAATATTCAAGAAGCTATAAAATTAAAAATGTCTTTGGAGGATGATTTGAGATTAGATGAGATAGATTTAGAAACAGTACAGAGTGGTGATATAGAAGAAATAAAAAAAATGTTGGAGGAATCAAATATTATTGGTAAAAAGGATGAAACAGGTAAGATACAATATGAAAAACGAGTGCAAAACAATGATCTATTAGAAGATATTGGAAATGTTTTTAACAAATATATGGAAGGTCCTGATTATGATAAGATGTTTAATAAAGATAATAAATCTAAGGTTGAAAATAATATAAAGGATCGTGAATTGGTGTCTAGTG